TCCATGACGTGTCATAGTATACCCTAAAACCGCCTACTTGTTTAATGGCTAGGCCAGTATCAAGGTAAAGATTTTGATCCGTTGTTAAATAATAAGCCTTACCTGGCGTCGTAGACGAAGATGATGGCAAAGTATCAACATTTTCAAACCTTAAGCCTTTGTGCTGTCCGGCAGAATAGATATCTTTCCAACGCTTAGTTGCGCCGCCTAAATCTGTTCCATCCCACTGGCTAGAATAAGAAGCATCTGTAAATGGCCTTAAAACGCTTTTTACCTGAACAGAGCCTTTGGAAGCATTAGATGTGCTTTCAAGATCTAAGCTTTCACCAGCAGCAGTACCGCCAATAATTGCCTGTCCACCAGCACGCCCTGCAAGCAAAGCAAACTGCGTGTGGCCAGCATCTCCTGTTGTAAGACCGCTAATTGAACCATGTGAAATCTCAGTATCCGGAGAAGAGGCAAGCCATTGTGTGCCGTCCCAGAAAAGACTGTCTCCAACCTGCGCCCCTACACTTCGATCTGGGACTCGATAGCTAGAATCTTTAAGCTTCATTAGGTCAGAGATTGGGAAAGTATTTGTGTTATCTTTAATTGATTGGCTTATAAACAAATCACGCCAACGCGCTACTCCTGCTCCAAGATCTCTTGTCGCATCTCCGGTTGGATAAAGATGGCTAGAAACGCTTACATTGCCGCCATTTGGTTGCAGAACAATGTTTGTTCCCGCAGTTACAGAACTAAGCACAACGCCTTGCATTTTAAGGCCGCCAGCTTGCAAATATGACGTAGCACCAGACACAATAAGCGGAGCATCAACTACACTTACTTGATATCCTGTTAATAATGTGCTTCCAAGAACAATAGAACCTGTACCATTTGCAGATATATTAAGGCTACTATTAGTAACACTTGTTTGTATGTTGTTGTCATACAAATATAGATTGTTCATTAAATACAAATCACCAGCATAAATTACGCCAGTGGTTGTAAAGTTAAGATCATTTAAACTAACATTTGTTGTATCACAATCTATATTTCCATTAGTAAACGTAAAATCTGCAACCTTAGATCCAGACGGCAAGTTTAGTCCGCTAGTCAAGATAAGGCTGTCAGCGTAGATATCGCCTAGTGTACGAAGGTCGGCAGTATCAAAATCAATCTCACCAGTGCTGTCAATAATTTGACCCACGCCCGTGATGGATGTGGTTCCGGCAGCAATAGCACCTTGTGTATTTAGGTTAGTTGTCCCCATGCTGATGTCGCCGGATGAATCTGTAAGAGACCCTCCAGACAATGACATGGTTCCTACATTAACTTCGTATGCCCACACAGACATCCATCTTTCGTCTGTGGTTCCAAGAGATAATTCATTATCTGTAGCCGGTCTAAAATGGTCTGTAACCTGCACAAATCCCGTTTGTGGGCCAGCACCGTCACCGCTATTTGCAGACAGTGTAAGGTTTGTATTAGGCGATGCTCCGCCATATACGCGCTGTCCGGCATATAAACCAGTAATTGGTGTGCCAGTCTCATCAGCATCATCATGGCCAATCTTCTGGACATAAAAGCCAAGAGTCTGGTTTTGCCAAGCAGACAAAATAGAATCTGTAGACCAATCGACATCATAGATTTTATGCCAGCTTGGTGCGGCTTCGCCTTCGCGTTGTTCCCAACGATATCCTGCCGACTTTCCATCACCGTCATCATTTACGACGCGGTAATCAGCAAGAGTGTTTCCTGTAAGAGGAAGATCTGCTGGAGTTGGTACGGCTGGCTTTGCATTTGGATAAATAACGGCAATTAGATAGTCTAACGCGCCTTGCATATTTGTAACGTCTGGAAGGTTTGGGTTTGCATACCCAAAATCAGACATACTGTGAACAAAAGGATGCTGGTTCTGGTTCCAGATCTGAAACCTATGGTGATTAAAGATCATCCTGATCTCCTAATATATTAAAACAGCTCCCACGAAGCATCCCAGTTTGCTGTCTCTTCTTTCATGTATAAAACTCTAGTAGATAGCCCGTCGTAGGCATATCTAACAACAGAACAAGGAGTTCCGTCTTTAGCATCAGCTCTAACTGTGTAAACTTCTACCATTCGCCCTGAGCCATCGTATTCACAGTGTTGTTTAACAAGTTCGTTGGCTTGGGTTTTTAAATGGCCTGTATCTGCCATGACTTTCTCCCATACAGAAGGGGAGAATGGCCACCGTCCTAGCAGCCACACTCCCCCAAAGTTTAACTATTATGCAGGGTATACATAATCGTAATCGATGCTGTGCATGATCGCATTGTGGCCTGGGGCGTTAACCTCAAGCTGCCCAAAAAGGCACATATCGACCACGTATTTAAAGCCATCGGTTCCGCGGACTTCAAAATATTCCTTACCTTCTGGGGACTTGCGTTTACGGAAGCCGCCACGGGTACGGAATACCATCGATTTGAGATCAAGGTACATGATTACGTCGTCGTCCATCTCTACAATGCCGACAAGTTTCAGTGTTCCCTTAACCGAAGTAACCTCAATTTCAGTCCATCCGTATAGCGAAGCACTTGGTTGCTTCGTAACAGAGAATGGGCCTTTTTGAGTTTCGATTAGCTTCATGATAGAGCCAAGGTGTTTAAAGCTCATGACAACGGTATTAGCATTGCCTTTAGCTTTACGACGAACTTCAGTGTAACCATCAAAAAGTTTGTCCAAAATATTCGAAGAGCTGACCCCAGATCCGTCGATATTCGTTGCTTGCAAAATGGGGTACAACAATTTACTCACACCATGAACGGTACTTGAGCCGCCGTTTGCTGCGCTCAAAAGAACTTCGCGGATCGAAGTAAATGAACCAGCAAGTGCGCCTGGGTGGTAACATTTAGCAGCTTGTGCAACTGTGTAAGCAGAAACGTCAACAGCAAGGCCTGCGCGCGAAGCAGAAACAGTAACTTTTCCTGTTCCTTCTGTTACATCGTTTACATCAATTGCAATAACATAAACAGTCAATGGTGAGCTGTTTGCATCATCAAGAACAAGCTTTTGACCGATTTGTAGACGATCAATATGATCAACTTCAAATTGTCCGCCAGCAGTTCCGTCAGTAGCCAATTTAGCAAAATGACTTCCTGCACCAAGAGATGTAGAAACAACTTGCTTGAAGTAATCAACCATCGAATCAACTTCGCCTGGAAGAATTTTCAAGAAAGTAGCTTCAGGAATCTTACCTTCAGCATCCAACAGATCGCGGTGGTTGAAAACAAGAGAAGCCCATGCTTCAGTGTATGCATCAATAGATCCACGAACATAAATTGATTGAGAGATGTCAGAAACATCTGCCAATTGGCCAAACTCAACTGTAGATGCACCAGCTCCTTTGAAAGGAACGATGATCTTAGAGCCTTGCCAGCCATTATCGATTTCTAGGTTAGAAAGAAACCAGTCACGCTTGACTAGCTCTTCCATGATCATGCGGTTCGGTAGATACTCATTGAGCATCGACTGAAACGAACTATTTACTACTGTTGCCATTTCTCACTCCTTGAGAATTGTGTTTTGTTAATATTGTTCTGTCAGTTCTTTAGCCCGCTTTTTTAAATCTTCCAGCGACTTCACTGCTGGTTTAACTGCACTTGTCCCGCGACCTTGAATGTTCGGGATAACTGGCTTTTGTGAAGCTTGCACTATCTGCGCACCACCAGCAACCGGAGCAACACCTAGGCTTGGGTTAATTGCTTTCAAATGCTTGATGGCCTCACTTACGGCAAGATTTGCGGGGATGTCCTGTCCACGCGCAGCATATGCCTGACCAATCTGGATGCAGTAATCTTTAAAGGCTTCTGGGCTTCCCATTCCAGCGTTGTATGTGTCTGCCACAACCTTGGCTTCTGGTTGCGATAGAGCCATATCAAGCTCAAAGGTTCGTTGTTGAACTGCAAATTGCTGCTGGCTTTGCTGCAAGCGCGCGTTCTCAACTTCGTAATATCGGGCAGCTTCTTTGGCTTGCTTGCTTGCTTGCCACTGAGCCTTCTGCTCAGGCGACATCTGCTCACGTTTTACTAATTCTAAAGCATACCCCAAAATCTTGTCTTTTGGAATATTGAGTCCTTCAAAAAAGCTGTCGAAGTCATTGTCTGATAGATATTTTCCAAGAATGTTAAGAGCTTGATCTGTTTCAGCAGCTTTTGACTTAGTTGCCTCAAGTTCTTCTTTGATGGCTTGATGTTTTGGCTTGATAGAATCAAGACCGTAAGCCTTCTCATAAAGTTCTTTAACTTTCTTCTCCATATCTTGACTTTTGATAACTGGTCTGAGCCACTCATCAATCTCAAGTTCTTTATCCAGCACTTTAAACTTGTAGTTTGGTGTGTATGGATCTTGAGCTGGAGGAACATCTTTAAGATTCTTGTCAATCGCCGTCTTAGGGCTTGCTGTCTTGATAGCATCAAGTCCTTTTGGCTCAGAAGCTTTTGTTTCTACCGCTTCTGTGGTAGGCGTCGTTTCCGGCGCAGTTGTTGTGGTGTCTACCGCTGTCGTTTCTACACTTGTTGATTCAACTTCCATGTCACATCACTCCCATAGGGCTTTGCTGGCCCTGTTGTTGCCCAGATTCGTTCAGTAGCAACCCTGCTACCTCAGCCATCTGAGCTTGATTCATTTGCTGCATAGCATCCTGCGTCATACCTTGCTGTTGAAGCTGCTTTAGCAACCAATCCAGTGCTTGATACGGCAATCTTACGCGCTTAGGAGCTTTCGTAGGATCTGAATCAGGCACATACATATCGGCAGCCACCATAGCTCCACCAGTAGGAATAAACTCAGCTTGAGC